TAACAATTTCTTTCTCTGGACCAGATTGTTTATCCAATGGGCATCTATGACCCTGTTGAAAGTCATTGTATCTCATTTTTATATAGTGACCATCTTGACACATAACATCAAGCAATTGCCGATTATTCTTATAAGATGTTGATAATAATTTATATCCCTTTTGCTCAAAATATTCTTTAACATTATCTATCCTATGTCTAGTTGTTTGATTCGACCGTTCATTATAACATATTTGGCACCCATGTCCATTTCTGAATCTTGGGACTGTTGTAATATAAGGATTGTGGTTTTTATCACATTGAACTAATATCTTCTTACTTCCATAATACTCTATAAGTTTATATCCTCTAGTATTAAGTAGTTCTTCTATCTCCGGTATAGTTATCTTAGCAACACCATTACATACTGGACAACTAGTTTTACGTTTAAAATCGGCAAATCTTACTAATCTTCTATGCCCAAAAGGACATTCGACATCTATTTTTATAGATGATTTTACAAATTTACCATGTAATTTAAATCCTACTGATTCACAGTATTTTCTAACATCTTCTGTTGTTAATAATTTTCGTTTCATCTTAGATATATACTATCATCTACATCACTATATGAATCAATAGTATCACTCTGTTCTTCAATCCATTCATTATCACCATATCCAGACATTGGAACAGTTTCAGTGCAAACTTCAGTTGCAGTTGCTGACTGTTCGGAAAATCTATATGGTCTCAATACTAGAATGTATATCATTTTCTTTAGCTGAAATATTCTGTCATCATCATCAACATGAACTACTTCAAATTCACGATCCAACCATTTAATATAAATAACATCCCCAATATTTGGCTTAAGTGTTTGTGATATATCACGATTCCATGTTCCTATTGGTATATGACATGTTATTATATCACCACCAAACATACCAAAACTACTCCATAAATTTGGTTCTTCACCTACATCATATAAAACTTTTGTTTCTATGGGATCATCATATGTTGTGTTAGTATGTTCACCATAAAGTGGATCATAAGGAATATCGGTGTTTCTACGCCAATATTCAACTTCAATACCAGCTATATCAGTAAACTCCATCAGATAACTTTGAATAAGGTTATGTTCCTGATTAAACTGTAAATCATATAATGTCCATTTAGGTTTTGTTAAACCGGCATTAGGAAGTCGTGGCATTATTGATCTCCAAGAAAGTTTTTTAATCTTTTCATTTCATATTGTTGGTTCTTTTTCCATTCATTATGCCATATAATGTACAAGTCTATATTTTGTTTATCACAATATTCTTTTTTTACTTTATCCCTATATAATGTATCAACATCATTATGATAATATTCTCCATTGAACTCTATAGCTTTCCGCATTGATGGTATCCATATATCAAGCTCTAATGGGTATCCTGATATGGGATTTCTTATCATTGACCTATCATTTTCAATAATGGCAACATCTTTCAAACACTTTTTAATAATATTAACAACCTTTTTTTCTTCTTTTGAATATCTTTGTTGCTTGCTACATTCTGGGCATCTAATTTTAGCATTGGTGAAATGGTTAAATGTTGTAATGTATGGTTGATGATTTTTATTACATTGAACCTCTATTTTAGATACATTGTTTATATATTTTTCTGATAATAGTGTATAATTATCAATAGCTAAAATTTCTTTCACATATTCTATATTATTTCGAGATTTTTCAATATTACATAACATGCATCTCTTACCCTGATAGAAATTACCATATGTAACTTTATATTGATGCCCTTTTGGGCAAGAAACTTCAAGTAATTCCTTAGATGTTATATATTTGTCAGATATTAATTTATATCCATATTTTTCAATCTTATTTTTGACATATTCATATGTCAGCTTCTTCATTATTTATCCTTTATTGAAAAACTTAGCCTTGCATTATCCAACCACCTTCAAAGGGTTCTTCATTCCTTAGCTGTTCTTCAAGTTTTTCGATTTCTTCTTTACCTTCAGACATCAAAGCATCACCATCCATTTGAACATTCATGTTACCAATAGCTTGAAATGATCCAAATTTTCTTCTTATTAAGCCAAGATTCTGCTTTGATAATGCTGTTGCATAATCAAATATCCACATATTATCATATAAATCTTCATCAGTTCCTTCTAGTGTAAAACATCTCAATAGAATATAACCGGGACTATCATATGTTATACCATCTACTGTTATATATGATCCACTTAATGGTGGGGTTGGCATTATTTCTAATGTATTGGTATATCTATGATATTTGTATGTATATGTGTCAACTACATATCGTTTTAATGTTTCAAGAAAGTCACGAGCTATATGATATGATACTATTGTAAATTCTGATGTTGGTTTACCACCTATACCACCACGACCTAACATCTGATCGAACATACCTGCATTATACATATAATTACTAATTGTGAAAAGTTGATTTACACCACCATAAGGCTGTGTATCATATGCTATAACATCAATAACATCACCTGGTAGATCATAAGTACTAACACCACCTGATAACATTAATGTATAATATGTTTCTTGTGTTGCCTGTCCTACTGCCCATTTAATAAATCTTTGTCTTGAATAATCAATATTATCCTGTATAGTTGCATCTTCAAGTTCTATTTTTACCATTGGAAAACCAAGACGACGCTTTATCTTTTCTACTAAATTAGATTTTTTCATATTTTTTAATTCTCCCTATTATCTATTTATACTGAAAATTTTAGTAATCCAAGAAAAATCTTCTCTTGGTTCAACATCTGAAAGGATACCCCAAGCATCTTCTTCATTATCATCTTTTTTTAATTCATATGTTTCTTCAAAAATCCCCATTTCTAATGTAAAACAAGCCCAATATAAAGCAGATACACAATCATCATGTGTATCTTTACCGAAAAATCTGTTATTTTGTTCAATAAAGCTTGATAATTCAGATACAGTATCATAATCTGTTATAAGTAAAGAACCATCTTCAATAAGTTTTTTCATAAGAAGAACAGCTCTAGGTTTAGTTTTTGTTGTAGCTCTTATACCAAGATCAGTACTTTTTGAACCACTATTAACAAGATTTTCATTTTCAAATTCCCACCATATCCTACTTACGACTGCAGCTCCTTCAGCATTATTTTCAACCATTATATATGCACTATTATAATAATATGATATTTTATTAATAACTTCTGAAAACTTATATACATCAATTGTATTATCCCTATATTTTGCTACTTGAATCATTTTTATAGGCTTCATTGAAATAATTTTTAACACTTGTATAACTGAAAAATTTTCACCAGTTCCCTTAGCCGTATCAACACCAATAATATATGTACTTTTTTTATCTGGTTTTTCATATATCAAGAACTTATTATCAAGTTGTGTTTCAACTGGTTCTTGAGTCAATGTATACAATGTTTCTAAACATTGTGGATCAATAACAGTTGCGATTGATCCCAAGAATTCAACATCATATTCCTGTTTAAACCTTCTTAAACCAAGATTTTTTTTCTGTATTTCAGCCCATTTGTCATCTCTACCCGGAACAACTCTCCAATCAAACTTTAAACATTTAAATTCATTTTCATTACGTTCTGCTTGTGAATATATTGTATGAAACTGATTAAAAACACCATTAGGTGTTGATACTATTATAATTTTAGCTTCTTCCGAAGCTGAAATAGTTGGATAGTTGGCTGACCAAAAATCATCAGCAATATGTTTTCTAACAAAAGCATATTCATCAGCAATTAACACATTTATTGTTCTACCACGAAAAGCATCTGATGAAGTGGCTGAAACCATAATTCGCGTTCCATTATCAAACTCAATAAACATTTTACTTAAAGATTTAACACCTGGTTTTAACCATACTGGTAATTCTTCATACATTATATTGATACGATGTAATATATCAATAGCTGATACTTGTTTATTTGATACTATACCAATTGTTTTATCACTGTTAAATATAGCATACCATAAAGCATAACTAGCAACTGTTGTAGATTTTCCAGACTGCCTTGATAATAAAAAAATAGTAAATCTATTATTAACTATTAGATTTATCATTTCTTTTTGATATAAATATGGATCAAACGACAATCTTCCTTTATCTGGATGGACTATTTTTATATATTTAAAAAAATACCATATATCTTCTGAGCATTTTTTGAGTTCTCTAACCTCTTCAAGAGTATATTCAT